AGCCTCGCGCGCCAGAGCGAGTACGCCAGCGCGCCCCTCTGGCAAGAACTGTGTATGCACCTCGTAGAGCCCATCGCCGCACAGAACGAACAGAAACCCGCCGTGCTCAGTAGCCAAAAACACAGTTGAGTCATTCTCAAATAGCGGCGCTACGTCTACCGATTCTCGGCCGAGACTCACGTAGGGGAGAACTGACGGATCGTTCAGCACGCGATTTAACAGCGCCGCGTCTCTGGATACCTTAAGTCTCATGTGTACGTGAACGAGACATGCCCGCGCGCCCCGTTACCTCCGGGCAGGGAATAGCTAGCAGCGTTAACGCCGCCTCCGCCACCACCAGGAACAGAGCCAGAACCACCATTAGCGCTGCCACCACTGCCACCGCCGCTACCGCCAGCGGCGCCACCAGCACCACCGTTAGCCGCTCCAGCAGACCCGCTCGTGTTCGTATCGCCGCCACTCGCCGTACCTCCCACTCCACCAGTCCCGACGAGCTGCCCGCCCAGCCCGCCGCCAGCGCTCATGTTCACCGACCCACCGGAAACCGTCCCCGTCACCGTCGATGCGTTGCCATCTGGCCCATTAACGTTGACAAGCCCCGTAACCTGATCCGCAACGGTCAGCGTAAATGTATCCCCTGGGGCTACAGAAATCGTCTTTTCGCTATATCCGCCTCCACCCCCGCCACCACCTGAGAAGGCCCAGTACCCGCTGTAAACGGCTCCTGCGCCGGCCCCGCCGCCGCCCCACGCCTTGATGACAACCGATGTTTTGCCGCCAGGAACGGTCTCTGTGACGGCCGTACCGGTCGTGTAAGTAACCGTATCCCCGCTAGGCGCCACCGCGTCCGGGCAGATGTAGCTGAACGAAAAGTACATCGGCTGATTCGTCAGATCGACCGCCACCCAGCGCATCGACGCCCGATCGTTAGCGGCATCGCCCACAATCGCCGCGCCCTGACCGGCAACACCGGAGGCAAAGGCCACCCCGGCGCATTCCTCGAGCGCGCCCAGGTCCGAGGCGATCGGCAGTGTTAACCCCAGTTCACAGGCCGCCGCCGCCGTAGGGTCAACATCCACCCGCCCGGAGACCGTGACCGTATTCCCCACTCGCATGTACTGGCACTGATACGCCGTTGAGGCATCAAGGTTTGTGACGTTCGTCAGCGTCGGCGTGTAGGTTCCGGAATCAATCGTTGCCGATCCGATCCCGAGAAGTGTCTTTTGCGCGTCAAGATCCGCCGCCGTTACCAGCGCTGCGCCAGCCGCCGTGATGTCCGTCAGATCCGACGTAGAGAGCGTATTGGCGAAATTCTCCAGCGCCTGCTGCAGATACTTAGTCCACTCCCGAAGGTCCCTAGGGACGTTCAGGAACGTTTTTAGCCGTGCGTTGTTAAGTGCCATTGGCGACCAGTGTGGCATCCGCCAGCACGACCTTGACCGGATCGCTGATCGACACGCGATACACCCGATCCCGCGACGAGCCGAGCCGTTCCCACCGCACCCGCGATCGGTACTCGCCCAGTAGTCCAAGGCTCTTTGTCGCCGCCGTGCGCCACGTCCTGCCGGAATCGTCGCTCATCTCAAGCGTGATCTGCGGATCGCTCCCAGCACCCGTTACCGTCCCGACGCCCGTTTCCGCCATGATCTCGAACGACTGGTGAAACACCCGCCCGCCGCCGTTATACACCTGTGGGAACGTCGCCTCGAGCCGCTGGGTATCGTCCCAGTCGGTATACGTCGACGTGTCCAGATACCCGACCTTGCCCGTTTCGTAGTCCTGCACGTAGTTCCTGCCGTAGCAGTACGCCGCCGCACAGGGACGCCAGCGCGACAGGCCATAGCTCTGCCGCTCGTGCCACTCCCGCGTCGTAGCGTCATAGACCCACGTTGCCTGATCCGGGAAGGTCAGTACGTAGAAGATATGCCCGCCGTGCGAGTAACCGAACGCATACGCGTCGGTAACGTCGTAGGTGGCGATGGCCTGCTCCACCCCATGCTGAGACACCCTGACCGGGGTAAGCCCATCCAGGCGCCTTACAGTAAGGTCAGAGGCCAGCCAATAGATGCTGTTATCGGCCTTGGCTAGCGTGGCGCCCGCCGCACAGCCGATCTCGATAAACCCGTTTACGTCTCGCTGAAACGGAAAGTCTCCACCCCCGGTGTTGTACCAGAGTTCGATGGAGTGCTCACCAGCCAGCACAACTTGCCTGTGGTCCGTGATAATACCGACCAGCTTATCGGCGGCCCCTTCGGCCGTGGCGAAATACAGTGCGTCGTAGCTCGCGGCGTCTGCAAGGTCGGATGAGAAGAACTGACCGGAATCCCCCTTCCTGAACAGAATGTAATTATCAAGGTCGCAGCACTGAACGCCGTTATCCCAATCCACATCTGAGATCTGGGCAAGAGTGGTCCCGTCATAGGTGTACGCCACCGCCGACTTGTCGCATATCACAAGTTCATTCTGGTTCGCGGCGAAACTCACAACATCAGAACCGGCCACCGTCCCGATCAGCGTTGCAACGTGCCCGCTCGAGATACTGTAGAACCCGGTCCCGCTCACCGCGTAGAGCTGGCCGCCGAACCGCACCAGTCCACGCCCCACGCCCGTACCGACGTTGACGCCAGTCACAATACCAGGCGCCCTCATCAGCGCAGCCGGCGCCTTGCCCTCTGGAGGGGCCGCCTCGGCAAAGCAGTTGACTAGCCGCTCGACCCCTACTGGCTTTGATACATGGGCGTAGGAGTGAACGGGGAGCTTGGTCTGCCCCATCACTCAACCCCGGTCAGGATGTTACCGGAGTCCATCCGGCCCTCACCGAGCGGGATATGCCACATCGGCACCCCGCGAACCTTGGCGTTGATCGCCTCGCGCAAGAGCTTTTCGTACGTCTGCACCGCAAGGATCGCCAGTACAGCGCTAGGCTCCCGCGCGTAGTCCGTGCACAGCCGCGCGGCAAGGTTCGTAACCACCGCCTCGCGTACCGCAGGGTGAAAGTCAATCGTGTCCGTGGTTGAGGCGGAAGGCTTCCAGCCAACGTCAATCCCTTCGCTCTCCCACACCGCAAACATGTCATTCATAACGACCAGGGCATCGCTCCCCTGCTCAGCAGAGGGCGATTCGCTCTCGGCCAGCACGCCGATTTTCTTTAGCGCCCGCGTGATGTAATCGCTATTAGTTGCCATTGGCCACCTTACCGGGCGTCGAAACCGCGAACTTGCGCGCTCGCCCGACTACCTGAACATTCCCACCACGCCGCGCCGTCCACTCGGCCAGATGCTTGATGTAATCGCCTTCCGCATCGTCCATGACCAACACCGCGCCATCTATGCCGGCACAATCAAAGATCCCGCTCCTATCGCTCAACTGGCGCGGGGGACCGTCGCAAACAGCCAGCGTAAAGCGCTCATCCGGCACCTGATCGCGCGCATACCAGCCATCGTGCAGCGGCGCATACCGCATACGTATATTACGTAGTCCGAGACTTTCGGCCGTCCCGGTTATCCTGTCGAACCACTCCTGCGAGTGCTCGAGCGCGTAAATCGTAATCGCCGGATTGGCCGCCGCCATGCACAGCGTAGAGAGCCCGGACCCGCATTCGAGTACCGGCCCCGTTGACCGTCGCGCCAGCAGCACGGCCGTATTGAGCATTGCGGCATCCGCAGCCCACGTATTACCCCACGCGGCTACCATGTCCACAAACGTCTTGGGCGTCTCGATACCAGCGCTAATCTCCGCTATCCCTGCGGCCAATGCGCCCTCATTACCCACCCGCAAGTGATGCCCCAGGCTTCCACTCCACGTCTGCTCCCCAGAGTGGTCAAGGCAAATCTCCGGGTCTATGTATATCTTCCCGCCCGTCTGCCGCCACTTGTGGCAAAACGCATAGTCACCGCCGCGCCGATACCCGTTATGTACCTGGCGCTCGAAGATCAGCGGCAAGTCACCCCTCTGATCCGCCTTCGGCTTGAACTTGACGGCCTCATCCGATAGCCGCTGCAGTACGTGCCTTCGGATGCGCAAGAACCCTGTGGGCACCCCGTCAACCTCGATCAACCCGTCCTT